AGGCAACGTCCACGCCGTGGTGAAAAGTTCTTTTCCCTGTGATGGGGTGTTTTTTCCGCCACCCGTAGGGGGACCGGGTGTTGATTGTGTAACCGGAAGGCCAGGGTTTAACTAATTTCATTACTTTAGCCTCCCGTGAAAGTTGAACACGAAAACATGCCGCCCCCAAAACACATCAACCGTAAAGTGCCCGAACCTCTGAAGCAAAACACCCCACTGTCTTGTACCGCCCACCTGAGGATGGTAGTGGATGTACTGGATCCTGCCGAAGCCGAGGTTTAGGTGCCGGTCTTTTCTGCCAGTCCCGAGGTTAGACAGTTTCATCAGTGACCTCTACCCAGTTACCAGCTTTTTCATCCCAAACATGGTCACCCTCAGCAGGGTAGGCGATAGGTGCCACCCATAGGCAGGTGCCCTCATCAAGAACCCATGAAGCGTGGGGTTGTGGCGGGATGAAAGCGTCGCGATTTTCATCGTAAGTGAAACTTATCCCCGCATAGTTGTAGCGAAGCGCTTTGGACTGGTCTGTGCTTGGCTCCCCATCCGTGTAGTGGACACCACCGTAAGTGTTGTACGAAGTCTGCCGGTACACATCACCGGTGCGAGCGTTCAGTTCTTCCTCAAGCCCGTCATCTTCCTGCCTGCCCACGGTAACGAAGGTCACGACATTGTTAACATTTAATTTCGCAAAGTGGCTCATCCTATTGTCACCGTTTCCGAAGTCGTGCTGGTTGCGGTTACAGTATAAACGCGGTTTGAACCAACTAAGGCACCAGCTCCACCATTAGCCTCTGTGACACCCGCAGAGAAACTCACCGGCACATAGATTGGCAAGGTAAAAATTACGATACCTGAACCACCAGCACCCGATGTGGGAGCCTCTCCAGTGCTACCACCACCACCACCAGTGTTTGCAACACCAGGAGAACCAATTACTGCACCCGTTGTTTGCCCACCATTTCCCCCACCGCCAGCACCACCATCTCCACCATCAGTGTTATCACCTCCACCGCCACCACCGCCACGAGTGACAGCGGAACCTGTAATCGAAGAACTGACACCCACACCACCGTTACCGCCAGGGCCAGAAGCATCACCACCCACAGCACCGGCACCACCACCACCGCCACCGCCATCGCCAGCGTCATCGTTTCCACCATCAAAACCCTGGTCAGTTGTGCCTGAACCACCAGCGCCAGCGCCACGCGCCCCAGCACCACCACCAGAACCGCCAGAACCGGGAGGGCTGCTGTTACCCTCACCGCCACCACCGCCACCAGTAGAGGTAACAGTGTCAAAAACAGAATTAACACCATTGTTTCCGGCAGAACCCCGAGCAGTAGTGGCACCACCAGCACCCACCGTGACCGTGTAAGTTCCTGCAGCTAAACTCAAAGCCGTTTCAGCGCTTCCCCCACCACCAGAGGACTCCCCAGAAACGGAACAACGATAACCGCCAGCACCACCGCCACCGCCACCCTGACCGCCACCCGTGTTACTACCACCACCACCAGAACCGCCACCAGCAATCACAAGATAAGACAATGGAAAGTTGCTCAACAAAATGCCCGCGCTCATACTATTGAACTTTAGATAGTTCGCTATGGAACTGTTTGCCATACTCGTGACAGCCACAACAAGCCCCCTAAACTGTTACTTCAGCACCGAAAGCATTGACGGACAACCGGTCAGCAGTACCCGCCGAAACCGTCACCACATCAGTAGCCTGCAACGTGATACCCAAAGTCAGTGTGGTCGAATCATTCGCAGCCACCGGCACATCATAAGCAATGTAATGCTGGTTTGAAATCGCATTCCCATCCACACGGATAGCCAGGCGGAAAGTCGTAGCGCTTGCATTCCGGTTCGCAATGATAACCGTGCTGATGACCGTCTCAGTCGAGGCAGGGCAGGTGTACAGGGTTGTCAGCGCTGTCGTAGTCAAATCCAACTGACCAAGTGATTTATATGATGTTGCCATTTTTTTCTCCTATGCGCCCATCAACATGAACGTGTTTTCGAATCCGCCACCGCCGGCACCGCCACCTGCAACCCAGGCACTCCCAGTGTAATACTGCAACGCATCCGTGTCCTTGAGGAAACAGTGCTGCCCTTCCGCAGGGGAAGTGATCGCAGCATCCCGGGCAGTCGCATCAGCAAACACAGGGATAGCCTGATCCATCAAATAAGTCTGCACATTAGCTGCAGTTAAAACCTCGCCTGCACTAAAAGTGCGATACCCAGCGCCAGCCATTGTTCTCCCTAGAAAGCCAAAGCGTTATTACTGTCAAGTTTACCAAACACAGCATCATCCAATACCAAGAAAGTCCAGTCTAGCGAAGCCACGCTAATGAACATGTCATGCCGTGAAGGTTCCAGCTCATGACTAATACGAATAATCTGCCCATACTGCTCAATCGGGTCACCAATCCCATTAGGGGTGAAGGTGATGGAAACCACATCAGAAATCTCCAACCCCAAACAGGTGGCCTTATAGGTTGCCCCCACAGTGTCCAAGTTCACACTGATAGTTTCAAAACGATACTCAGGGTCACCATACTTCTGCACCAGAAAATCTGCCAAGTTCTGCAACTGTGCCTTAGTAGAAACCAGAGTATCCAACTCCACAGAGGTCACACCATAAGCAATCTGAGAACGGTCATTCCCCGCCTGTGCAGACAACTCACCCGAGGTCACAACAGCCTGGTTATACAACAGCTCAGAACCATAGTTCACTGCCGTCAAAGTGAACGGGATCCCTGTCCCATCATCAGTGAAATCTGTAAGCGCAGCAGTCGTAGGGGTAGCATCCAACCGGTCACGGAAAACCAGGTCACCATTCTTAGCAATGAACAGTAGCCCCTGCTCACTATCGGAAACCTTCTGCAAGTATTGGAGGGCGTTCCCATCGAACACATCAGCACCCAAAGTGCTTTCACCCGTATCAATGCTGCGCTTATCCTCAGGCCACGCCACACTGAGCATGTCGAGGACAGCTGACACCCGCGCCCCAGACAGTTCAGGGGTAGCAGTCCCCGCAGTCAAAACCTGACGGGCCAACAAAGTGAAATCATCGGTAGCAACAATCTCAGCTCGGGAACTCCCATCAGGGGAGTAACCATAGTTCCAGTCATCAATGGTGGTGGTGATAACGCGCACCCCATCCACTGTCACTTGCAGTTCACGCCTTGGAACAATCGCCCCGTAGTAAGGGGACGCAGAATAGAGGGGGTCAAAAGCGCGATCCTCATTGCTCGCAGAAATGTTTAGCAAACCCGCACTGAACCTATCCAGGTCACGATTCTTACCCCTGCTAGAACCAATACTGATAACCCTGGAGGTAATGTCTTTGAACACAGTCCCACCCAGCGTGTATATCGTGTTGTCGAGGACACCCGCCACAGGGTCATCAAGGATGAACCCCTCCACAGCTCCAAGTTCAACAACGGTTGCCATTAGGCGCTCGCAAACACAGGGCCACTAGTGCGCTCGTAGCGTTTGATTGCGGTCACAATCTGCTCACCAATCTGCGCCCCACTCCCCGAACCCATCCCAGCATTCACCGTAATGTTATAGGTTGCGCCACCCAAAGAATTATTAGGTGTAATCCTCCCACCGCCCGCAGCAGGGGTGAACAACTCCGGCCCCATCTCACCCACGAGGTAACTAGACCCGCCAGCGACAGGCCCACCCCCAGCCCTACGACCACCCAGCGTGCCCATATTTATCACCGATGGCCCCAAAACATCCAGACCGCCAGCACCCACAAAACGATCATAAGCTTCGCGCGCCCTATCAAGGTAGCCGGCAAGTTGGCTAAGAGCTTCCTTTAGTCTTAGAATCGGGTTCAGTTGCAATTCCAGCATCCTAATGAAGCTAGGAGAATCTGACTCCCACCCGCCAAAAGCACCCACAGCCTCATCCACAAAGAAACCAATATCAGCCATGATGCTCGCCATGTCACGAATCATGGGCAGAATGTTATCCAGGGTGCCCTCAAGTAGTGGACTCAAAGCAAGAACAAGGTTCCCCAAGCTCACAATAGTGTCCTCAATCTCAGGCCACATATCCGCAAACGCCTGGATGATATTAGCGAGGACTTCGCTAGTGATGAACTTGTCAATCGCGTCAAAAATCTTGATGAACCCTTGCTCGATTGTTGGCCCATGCGTTTCCATCCACAAAATGAAGCTATCCAGGTGAGGCGAAACCTTCTCAAGAATCGCCGCACCAATCTCCAACAAACTATCCCGAGCAGTAGCCATAGCCACATCAAACTTGAACTTGCTTGTGTCAGCAACAAAGCCCAAAGCCTCATCCATGATATTGATGTCATCAGTGGCAAGGCGAACGATCTCCGCATACGCCTCAGTGTTCTCACCCGTCAAAGAAAAGACAGCGCTAAGACCCTCAATAGAACCGATGACCTTAGTGAAGTCCTCCTGATTATCACCAAAAGCCTCACGCAACTTAGTGAGAGTGCTGAGGAAACCATCCTGCTCAATACTCTCAGCCACGCCCTCGGAGGTCAGCCCATACTGCTCCATCATCTTCTTGGCTTCTTCAGTAGGCTTGATGAACGCCTGCATCGCCCCACGAATACCCGTGACCGCCTCAGAAGCGCTCAGACCACCCTTAGTGAGCGCAGCAATCAACCCTGTGGTTTCCTGGAAGCTCACACCCAACTCTGCAGAGATAGGGATCACACGACCAAGCGCACCAGCAAGCTCCTCAGGGGCAAACTGTCCAAGCCTTACCGCCTCAGCCAAAGCCTCAACAGCGTCAGTGCCAGAAAGGTTTGACTCCCCATAAGTGTTCATCGCGGCGGTCGCAGCGTTAGCAATACTGCCAACATCGCCCAAACCAATAGCAGCACCCTTCAGTGACGCCTCAAGGACCTCCACAGCGGTTGCCCCACGCAAACCAGCAGAGGTGATGAAGAACAAAGCATCGGCAGCCTCATTACCAGACTTACCAAACTGAGGGCCAAGATCCCTAGCGGCCTTCTCCAGGTCACCTATCTCATCGGCGGTAAGCCCCACCAAACCCTGAATCTTTGCGAAGGTAGTTTCGAACTGTGAAGCCTCACGCACAGAAGCGACAGCAACAGCAGAGATAGCGGCAGCAGCAACCCGCCCCACATCCACCGCAAAGTTCTGGAAGCTAGCGAGCGCCCGCTGAGCGCCCTGCAAACCCTTAGGGTCAAACTTAGTAACCAGAGGAATAAAAATAGCCATCAGACAGCCCTCAATCTTTGAATGTCATTGGTTGCATCACGCATGAACTGGTCAATAGCGGTCTTCCCCAGACCCTCAATCCTGGAGTGTTTCTTCAAGGCGCTATCAAACACAAAGAACCCACCCTTGCCCCTAATCGGTTTAGCAGCCTTGATGCCCGCATTGAACGCACGCCCCTGGCCCGTCACCCGATGTTGTTGCCCACCATAACCGCCCCGAGAGTACACCTTCGAAAACTGTGAACCAGGGCGCTTAGAAGAACCTGCAAGCTCTGAATAGTCAAACCCGATACCGCCACCAGAACGACTAGTGCCACCAGTGAACTTCATACCCAGCAACCGAGTCCCCCCGCCCCTCGACTTGCCTGGAGTAAACGAAACAGAAGCCTTAGGCACACCAGTCCACCTAGTAACACCGCTATGATTCATCCCCGAAAGCGGAGCCTGAGAAGGAACCTCACCAGCAATCTCTTTAGCAATAGGCAGAATGGCGGCCCGCATATGCTTCCGCAACTCATTCACAGCCTTACGATCCAACGAACGCAGCTCACGGGTTACAGAAGCGACACCCTCAGCACGCATTGTTGTAGAAAGCAAGACAGCTCCAATCCTGCTTCTATTCTATCGCCTGCCCTTGCGTGGCTTCCTAGACTGATTACCCTTAGCAATGAGGGCGCGCTGAATAGTCCACAACATGCGAGGGTGCAACTCACTCAGCTCGCGTGGGCTAATACCCGTTTCAACCGCAATCTGCGCAATCATCCAATGAGCGGAAGTTTCCCCCAGCCCCTTTATGCTTTTGGGTTAGAAGCCTCTACACCCTCGACAGACTCAACCCACTTCTGGAACACATCCTTAGTGTCACCAGTGCGCTTCAAAGAGTGCCAGGCCAGCCACAACAAGTGTGTGATTTTCATGTCCTGGTTCAAGCGTGAGACGCTGAGGTCAAACTCTGCCTCAAATGCCACAAGGTCAGCAGCAATGCCACTGACCTCACGGTTTGTACCATCAAGAAAAGTTACTAGGAGATTGAAGTTCATACCCTAGACACTACCAGGAATTAGGTTGTGGCGCGGGTGATTGCTCCCGAAATCGGGAACGAAACATCCTGGGTAGCCAAATCCCCCACATTACTTGAAAATGGAACAATTTGTGTAACCAAAGCGTTGAAGGAATAGCTGGGGTTTCCGGTACCAACAGCCTCCGAGGTGGGCTTGACCACGATAGCGACCTCAGTGCCCAAAGCAGCGTGCAAGGTTGCGTCCACAGCCGAAGCGGCGAAGTCCTGGTGGAAGCTAAAGGTCACAGAAGCATCCTGCAAAC